TTACCGGCCGTTGGATCGCTGATCGTACAGGTGAGCGTGGACTTGACCGTGGTGCTACCGGGCGCACGGATACGCAGTTTAGCGGAGGCCCCCGTTAGATCGACAGGCGCCCAAGTGGCATCGTCATTCGGATCAAGGACCCGGCCGGCAGCAGCCGTGTTGCTATCCTTCAGGGTAAAGGTCAGCTCGGGCAGGGTGTCCCCGGTAACGAGGTTAAGGGTATCGGAGTACGCCATGGTTTATACCTCTTCGCGCCAGTCGCGGCCTTCCCAGAGAGCGGCTTCCGCGGCTCTACGTTTTACCAGCCCAGGCAGTTCTTTACCGCCCGCCTTAGTCCAGCGCTTAATCTGAGTAGGGACGTCGCTGAGCGGCCCATAGTTAACGCGATTAAGGAGGGTAGACTCCTTGAAGTTACCCGGACCTAAATTGTAAACCCACGCTACAAGCGCGTCGAACTGATTCTGCTTGAGGTCAATCTCGGTAGCTTCACGAACGTAGCCCTCAAACTCTTCGAGATCTTCAATTAGCAGGGCTTCAGCGGCTTCTTGGTCGATAACATCGCCTTCTTTAACCCCGAGCGTATGTCCGTAGCCAATGGTCCAGACGTTAGCCGGGCACAAATAAGCCTCAAGTTCGCACCCTTCAAAGTGCTTAATTAGCGCTACGCCTTCTTCACTAGTCTTCATATCAGTCCTGCCGCTGGCTGCTACCGAAATAAAAGGCAATAACCGTGCTAAAAGATCCCGTAATGCTACCAAGTATGAGGTTGATAATGGCATCACTGTTTTGATCCGGCGGAAGAACAGTCACCAGAATAATATAGCCGGCGAACAAACAGCACAGGGCGATGGCCAGGAAGCGAGCCGTCCAGTCCTTAGCGAAATGCTTCCGGGCATCGGCCGTGTCTTGGGTTTGGAGCGCATAAAGGTCTACGTCCAGCTCCTTCATGCGAGCTTCGAAGTCCAGCTCGGCCTTTTTAATCTCCGTTAACTGCTCCGGGGTCGCTTTTGCTAGCGCTTTCTGCAAGCTCTGAGGGTCGCTGTCGCAGCCCAGAACCCCCGCAATAGCTGAAGCAGCGGCGCCTCCCAAGGGACCACCGAGCGCCGTACCAAGGCTAGGGGCCACGGCTCCGATTACGTTCTTAATAGCGTCGAAGTTCATTGCGGCTCCTAAAGCGTGTTAACGATTGGCAGCAGGCGGTCACGGAGCGTACGGTCGACGCGCCAGCCGTTAGAAAACGCAGTATCGATGGTCTCAGCAGTGGGCCCGAGCAGCGGCAAGATCGGGCTCTTATCCCACTGAGCGTTCTGATGCATCATCGCGACCATGGTAAGAGGGCCCAAGAAGCCAGAGCGGTCGATCACTTCAAAGGCATAGGTCGGCCAGTCCATGCGGTCCGTGCGGAAATACTTATCAGAGGCATCAATACCGGGGATCAGCCACGCTAGGCCATATTTGGCGTACTCCCGAAGCTCCATGGCCATCATAGCAAGGGGCATGGTAACTACTGCAGTCAGAGCGAAGGTCGCTAAAGCAGGCCCAGCGCGCTCGCCGGCGTCGCGACGAGACTGCCCCTCACGCTTGATGCCGCCGAGAATAACCTTGCTGTAGGCGTAAAAGTAGGACTTAAGCTGCCAAATCAGCGCCCAGTGAGGGTCGGATGCCCAAATCGGACGCTCTGCCGCGTTCGGGCGAAGGATAGAGGACTCCACAAAACGCTGGAGCGCCTGCTTTACCTTCTTACCTTCAGGAGTGCTTAGCTTACGGCCGCCCTCCATCCACTTCATGACGTCTTCTTTCGTCAGCCCAAGCTCACGGAGATAGCGCTCAGAACGCGGGTTGTTGAACTCGTTACGAGCGTGCTTCGTGATGAACTGCACACCCATCCCCGCGGCAAACTCACGAGAGAAACGGGTAAAGAAGTCCAAACCAATGAGCCTAAAGAAGCCATCAGACAGCTTGCGGACCTTCGGGTCCATGTAGTCCTGCTCAGCTTGCGTGACCCACGCGTTAGCGATGGTTTCGTTAGAGACCACGCCGATATCGCGAGCCAACTGCTCTGCCTCTTTACGGTTCTTGATCGTCGCGATGATCTGCTTGAAGCCCTCCGTTACCGCAGAAAACTCCTTAGACGCGATCACCGGGCCGGCCAGCTCAGGCAGGGACGCGATGGTAGCGAACGGTAGGATCGTAACGAACTGGATGAACTGCCCCCAGCTGTTGATCTTCCGCCACATTGGGCTGATCGGATTGGTCTGATAACCGAGATAGGTGCCGATGATCTCGCGAGCTATCGCCTGATCTTCGGGGCTGAGTTTCTTCATCTCCTGCTCAAGGATGCTGTTGCCTTCAGCGTCTTTAGTCGCTTTGTTCCACTCCACGCGCTTAATAACAGAGCGCATGTAGTTGACCAAAGCATCTTGCGGCTCTTGGAGGAAGCCCCGGCCAGACAGCACTGCCGGATTGATGCCGCGTGTAAGCACGAGCGACTCTTCAGCGTCCTTGGCCGGGTTCAAAGGATCAAACTCGATAGTTGCGTTATCGTCGTTCTGAATAGAACGGCTGTACCGCGCTAAGTCGTACACAGCTTTAATTGCGCGGGCGCGCGATATACCTGTGTTGCCTGCAGTAAGAAGGTCAACGAACTCTTCCTGACGACTTTCGATCTCCACAAGGTTCAACGCTATGGGGAAGAAGTTCGGCCTGAAACCGATGTTAGAGTTGGACGGCCCCACGTAGTCACGATAGAACTCTTCCAGATACTCACGAATCTGGCGAGCCTTTCCTTCTAGCTCAGCGGTGGCTTTGTCTGAGACAACATCATCCCAAGCAGCTACAACCTCCGGGTCGTCAAAGTTCCCGATCTCCTCTTGGAACTTAACCGTCATCTCTCGGACTTTGGTCGCAAACGCGCCGATCATCCCAAGGCGACCGCCGCCTTCCCTGTCCTGCGAGCGGACATAGAACATATCCGCGATCTTTTGTCCGGCATGCATACGCATGATGCCGTCGGCAGTGCGGACGATTTTCATCAGTGGGCGGATGTTCGGATTCTTCAGGAGGTCTTGAATCCGCTTACGCCAGTGCATGCCAAGCGCTTCACCACCCGACTTTACAACTACTTCGCGAACAGCTTGGACCATGGCTCGCTGACTATAAGTCGGCGCGTACACGGCGTCACGAGCTGCGCTTCGTAGGTTCGTGGCGCGTCTTTCACGACGAGAGACCGCTACAACCGTATCCATGTAGTTGGTGAACTCGGCGCTACGCGCTTCCTTCCCAAAGCGCCGTCGCATCTCTGCGGATAGCGCTTGGAACATGTCAACGATCTTCTGGGCGATGCTACGGAAGTGCGCCTCAGTAAAGTTCTTGGCCTTGGAAGACTTCTTCTGGGACAGATACAGACGCTGCGCCCAGATACCTACTTGGTCTGCGTACCATTCCTCGAACCCTAGCTCTCCCTGATAGGCAGAAGGCGCATCCTGGGCAGCTTTCGCTTTTTCAAAAGCTTTTTCCAGACGGGTACGTAGCGCTTCATTGGCTAGCGACTCATTGCGCTGCTCTTCCAGCAGGGCGTGGCCCAACTCATGAGCGGCAGTTAGAGAGACATCTAGCTCGCTGGCGCCGCGTTCGTCAACGATGATGAAGTGCGCATTCTCAAAGCCGATGTAACGACCTTTCGCATTAGGGTCGTCGAGCAGCTGTTGAACCTGCTCCATAACCGCTTCGGCTACTCGTGGGTCGTTGAATAGCCCGCGAATATCTTCTTCGGTCATCGACGATAGCTGACCGACGCCGAAGACAGATACGGGGTTTTTTAACCGGAGCTTGTTGATCGCACGGTTGATTACTTCCCGAGCAAGAGCTGGGAACGACCCAGCTGCGGGGTAAGTGGCCTGATCAAACGCAAGCAGCCCTTTACGGCCTGAGCCAGACCGAGCGCGAGTCTGGAACCTGGGGTCGTCCTCAATGTTCAAGCGAGAAAGCGGAATGCCTTCTTTAATAAGATCGGCTTCGGTCCGAGCAAGAGGGTTAGTGTCTGTAGACTCTTCCTCAAGCTGCTTCTGCTCTCTTGTATAGACCTCTGCTATCTCTTCCTGTACGCCTGTAATCTTGTCGTTAACTACCGCCAATCGCCTGCTTTGGAACGGCGTCATTCCACCAAGAGGTGTTTTCTCCGCTTCCGAACGTAGGGCGTCTAGTTCCCTGTATATCTCTTGCAGCCTTGGTAAATCAGCTTCACTCACTCGGCGCAGGTCTTGTCGAACATCGCCTCTCTCTTCTGGAGAGAGGTACGTTGCCGGACCAGAGACCTCCGGATCATAGGTAAGCCCGTAGAAGGCAGGATTTATGGTGGAAGCAATGCGTTCTCGAATCGAACGGCCTTCGGCTTCAAGTTCCGCGATACGAGCATTGATCTCTGCGGCACGATCAGCGCCCATCTCAGGGGAGCGACTTCTGGCGGCTTCCAAAATGCGGCGGTGCTCTTCTTGTAGCTCCGCTAACTGGGATTCAAGAGTGGGGATTGCGCCTCTACGAGTTAGTCGCTGGCGAAAACCTGTAGGAGAGTCTGCGTCTGGGATAAGCGTGGAACGCATCTCTGGAAAACGGAGAGTAGGCCTAACGCCAGGAAAAGTTTTTTTCGGCTCTTTCGGCTTTTCCGGGTCTTCCCGCTTTTTCAGTCTAATCGGCGTGGGCTCACTGCCGAACGTAAGCAGTTC